GGCGCTCCCTTTGTGCCGGGCTTGCGCATCTGCTCACCACTTCCGGCTTTAATGCGCGCACGCTTTTTTGCGATGTTTTTGTACAGAGACATCTCAGCACCCCTTACGCCATTTTGATTTTAGCGCTCATCTTCTTGCACATGCCGGCGGCGCGGCAGGCGGATTTTGTCTTGCAGGATGGGCATGGCTTAAAGCCAGATGATTTTTTACCGTATTTCATGTTATGACCTCTTCGATTTAGTGCCGGAGCATTTCCAGCGTTTGCGTGATAGATTGAGCGGGCTGTTAGGATCTTTCGCCGCCTTCGGAAACTTCTTCTTCTGCGCGGCGGATCGTGCGCAATATGCGTCGCCCTTGGATGTGCCGGGCTTGACCCGTGGGCCGCCACCCTTCGCCTTACCCGCCTGACCGTAGCTGACCTTCTTGCCGGACGCCGTGACTTTGACGCGGGCTTTGCCTTTTGCTGGTGTCGCCATTACTTCGTTAGCCCCTGTTTCTTTTCGTAGCTGCGGAGACCGCCCAGGCCGAGCATCCCCATCATAACTGTCATCAGGCTACTCATGTCAAATGTAGGCAGCTCCGGTATCTCGACGCCAGCAACGGTAACGCCGAAGACGATGAATGGCTGTAGGACAAAGTGGTATGCAAACGCAGCGCCGCAAACCCAACCGATAAAAGGACGCCAGCCGCCTTTGAATACTGAGCCACTGGCCGCTTCAGCCTTGTTGACCTCAATCTGCGCAAGCATGGCTTCCTGAGCGTGCTTGTCGGCCATTGTGCTCAATTCATGCGCCAGCCGTGCGGCTTGATCTTTATCCGCTATGAACTTGCCAGCAAGCTCGGTGGCTGGCGCTATTAGATCGCTGAGAAAACTCATTGTCTTACCTCATACTCTACTTTTGAGCTTGAACCAGTGTTGGTTACGCTCGTTTTACTCTCCTTACCCATCCAGATGGAAAAGGCTGCCGTGAAAGTACCAGTGACCACTGAGATCAGTCCTGCCTGACTTACTGACAAGTCGGGCTGACCCATTGCCCATTCCAAACAGCGTATATACATAACTGTTGTGACGAGCATCATCAGTCGCGGCAGAACCTTCCAATTATCTAATACTGTGTGCGCCATGTAACTTCCTACCTTTCTGCAAAAGTAAAAGAACTTCCTGAAACTCTCGCCCTGATCGAGCAGCCAAGCCCTCAATAATTAACTCAATGTTCTGATCGAACTGACGTATGATCTCTGCGTCTTTCATCTACCATTTCCCTTGCTTCTTACCGAGCAAAAAAATCCCCACGCCGAAAATACCAATGCCTGATACCACCACCAAAATGCCCAAAGTCCACTCGATAATCGCCTGCTTAATCTCCGCCTTGCGATATAAAGTTTTCTGACGATCCTTGCGCACTTGGGCTTCGATACGCAGGAGTTCTTGCCAAGCCGACTGGCCGTAGCCGAACTGAATATATTGCTTAATATCTGCACGAAGAGCCTCCGCCTGTTTCTTCTTGGCGAAGATGTCGATTGCACTGGGGCCACTGTCGCCAAATAATACGGCGTACCACGGCTGGTTCTCCGCCGACTTATGTGCAAATTCCAAGTCTGAAATCGCGCCAGCAAATTTGGCCAGATCGTTGGATATGCCGCCAATGTCCTTGCCGAGCTGGATGCCTTTCTTAATGGCGGATACGGCGGTCTGCGCTGCGGCGAATGCTGTAAACGGATCAATCATGCTTCTGCAAACCTCACTGGGCAGACGTAATGCGGCGGCACGCTATACTTGCGATCATACCACTGCGCCTTTGTTATCTTCTCGCTGCCGCAGTTATAGTAGCACGACTTCACCAGCACATTGCCTACGCCCTGAACCCATGCGTGTCCGAAACTTACAAAGACCAGCGCGCAAAGCATATCACCGCTCCATCAACCGATCAATTTTTTCTTCCAGCCGGTCAAACTTATTCATGATTTGTGATAGCACTTCAGAGCTGTCTGACTTTGTGACATACTCCTTGGCCACCTCCTCTCGGGTGCGGTTGAGCAAGATGCGCAGGCGATCCAGCTCTTCTCGCTGCGTCTTTAGCCACCAGCCAATCATGGCGATGACAACTCCAAACAGTATATTCAAGATTGCGTCGACTTCCATGGTTGGCTCCAAAAGGTTCCCGGCCATATTAACACGACGACGGCAGAAAAGAAATATCTCGGCAACACCTTGACCCCTGCGCCCATTCTGTTAACACTGGGCAAACAAATGGAGGAACCACTGTGAAACATGAGTTAAAACAAATCGGGCCGCGCATCCGCGCCGATATAGCTGAGATGTTGAAAGAGCATTGCGCCAGCCAGCGCGTCAGCGCGTCGCTGACGATAGAGCGACTGATCGTCGAGCATCTGAAGAAGGGTGGATATGTTGTCGACGATTACAATCGGTATTGATCCAGGCTATCGCACCGGGGGCGTTGCGCTTCTGGGTGACGGCTTCGCCGAGGTGCACGACCTGCCGGTCTACACCGAGGGCGGCGTCGACGTGATCGCGCTGCTCGACATCATTAACAGCGCCGGCCCGGTGGAGCATATTTGGCTTGAAAAGCAACAGGCTATGCCTAAGCAGGGCGTCGTGTCGGTGTTTAAGCTGGGCTTCGCCTACGGCCAGATCCTTACGACTGCCGCACTGTCTGGCCACCCGTACAGCGAAGTGCGGCCGGCCAAGTGGAAGTCGAGCATGAATTTGCCGAAGGATAAGGACGCCGCGCGCCGGCAGGCCCAGCAATGGTATCCAGATCTGGCTTTAAGGCTGAAGCGCAAGAAAGACGAACACCGTGCGGAAAGTTTACTGATCGCAGCATATGGAAGGGGAGAAAAATGAGCAACATTCCGTTTGCGAGAGAAATACTGAAATCGGCTTTGGCGATGGATGACATTCACGACGTGCGCGTGTCTATCGAGGCGGCGCTAAAGTATATGACGCGTGAGAAATACACGCGGAAGGCAGCCGCGGTGTCAAATATTGTCACCGAGGAAGTAAAAACGATGGTGCGGTACTACGCAATGGAAAACCCAGACGCGTCAATGCAGAGCATTGGAAATATGTTCAACGTAAATATTGGCCGCGTGTCGGAGATTTTGGCGGGCAAAAGATGACCGTAAAACTTGACATGTCAAACGAGGCGTATCACCTCGAGCCGTCGCTCAGCGCCAGCGGCGCAAAGACGATTGCGCTGGGATCGCCGGCCGAGTTTAAATACGGCGAGTTTAAGAGCAACCCGGCGTTTGATACAGGCACGGCCACGCACACGCTGGTATTTGAGCCGCACAACGCAGACAGCGTGTGGTGCGGGCCGGAGACGCGCCGGGGGCTTGACTGGAAACGCAAGAAGCTGGAGGCCGACGAGGCGGGTGCCTTGCTACTCACGGAGGCGGACTACCGCCTGGCCGCTGATATGGCGGAAGCCGTGCGGTCAAATCGTGCAGCCGCGGAGCTACTCAGCGGCGACCTCGTGTGCGAGGCCAGTATATTCAGCAAAGATCCGTCGACGGGCGTTGAGATGCGGTGCCGCCCGGACGGATGGCGCCGTGACATCGGCGCCCTGATAGATCTCAAGACGACTATTGCGTCAGACCCGGAGGGCTTTGCCAAGCAATGCGCCAACCTGGGGTATCATATACAAGACCAATTCTACCGGCGCTGCATGGAGAACGCCGGCTTTGAGGTAGACCGCTTCGTATTCATAGCGGTCTTAAAATCACGTCCGCACTTAGTCGGCGTGTACGAATTGGACTGGGCCAGCCTCGACGAGGGGAAGGCAGCAGTTCAGTACGCTCTCGAGAAATATCGCAAGGCGAGCGAGAGCAACGAGTGGGGCTACGACTTTGGGGACTTGAAAACGATCCAACTTCCGCGCTACACATTTAGGTTCAGTCAGATTGACTGAGAAACGGCAACTATAGTCTAGGAGACAACATATGCCAATATCATTCGGAAGTTCAGAAAGTTCTGGAAACTCACTATTTATTCGCTCAAATCTGCCGCAAAATCGCTGGTGGGTGAAGACGGAAGCGGGCGACGAGAACATCGACATGTCTCGCGGCTTCGCGGTAGACATTAAAAACGTCCAATTCGGCTGGCTGCACATCGACATCGGCGTGCGCGACTGGCAGCCTTGGCCGTCACCGTCCGAGCAGATCGAGCGCCCAAGCGAAGTCTACAAGCAAGGCTTCGAGGTCAAGTGCTGGCTGGTCGACGGTCGCGAGGCGTCGTTCAGCGGCAACTCTTACGGCCTGGGCCAGTTCATCGCCAAGCTGTACAACCAGGCCGAGACGGCGCCCGAGTTTGCGACGCAGATCCCAATCGTGCAGGTCACGAGCTCAACGCCGGTCGTGGTCGGCAAGGGCACGTCGTATGACGTGGGCTTCAACATCTCCAAGTGGATCAACCGCCCGGAGAACGGAGCAGAGCACCCGGCGGCAGCACCGGCTTCGCCTCCGCCACCGCCACCGCCACCGCCACCAGCCGCAGCGCCCGCAGCCGATAACAACTTCGGCTTCTAATCAACATGGCCGCCTGCCTCGGTGGGCGGCCAAACTATAGGGTGGAAACTATGAGAACGCAGAGATTTTGGACGGTAAAGGATTACTCAAATCCAGACTATCCCGGCACCACAAGGCAAAATTCGTTTGCATGCCCGAAGGCGGCGAGGGAATTTGCTGAGAAGCTATTGGAGGAAGGATCTGGTCGTGATGACGTGTTCCTCATTAACCCGTCTGGCACAGAGCTAATGCTTAAATGGCAGCACGACGAGGCGCGTGAACGCCGATCCCGTGGATTACCGCCGAAAGCGGCGTATCTAATGCCGGGGGGCTCTGGCGATGAGTGAAAGATATTTCAGAAAAGTCGCGGAGAGCGCGGTGGCCGACGTGGCCGGCGCGATCAAGGGGAGCCGCAACGAAATTTTAAACAAGGCCGCATTCAGCCTGGGCCGCCACGCGCACATGGCGCCGGCAAACCTGGACGCGGCACTCATGGAGCTGCACAGCGCGGCAAAGGCAATGGGCCTGCAAGATCACGAGATCAAGGCGACAATCGGCAGCGGCTTCAAGCGCGGCGGCGACAATCCGAAGGAACTCGAAAACTCCGACGCGATGCCGTACACGCCGTCCGAGTTCGAGCGCCTCATGGCGCGACTGGCCGCCAAGGAAGTGCTGGCGCGGGACGACGAGACCCGCGCAGACAAGATGCGTAAGGCCCGCGATATCTGGGAGCGCGCCGCCACGATTTCGCGAGACAACATCGACGCCGTGCGTCCGGCACTTCTGTACCTCAACTCACGGGGTCTGAGAGCCAGCACAGCCTCGCACTCGGCGCGGTTTAGCTCGAATATATACGACGGCCCCGCAATAATGTTTCCCGCGCTTGATCCAAGCGGAAAAGTGTGCGGCGTGCAGAGCGTGCTGCTCACGCCCGAGGGGCACAAGCGCGAGCACAACGGCATCAGCAAATACAGCCGCGGCGTGATCGCCGGCAACGTCATGCGGATCGGCAACGAGCACGAGGGCGGCGTCATCATCATGACCGAGGGGCCGGAGGACGCGCTCAGCGTGTATCAGGCGGTCGGCGACGAGGCGACGATCGTCTGCACGTTCGGCAAGGCCGGCATGTCCACATACCCCGTGCCGCGGGCGTCCGACGTGACGATCTGCGCCGACCCGGATCTGGACGTTGACGCGGTGGCCGACGTGCTCCGCGGCGACGGCAGCACCGACGTGCACGTCGTGCGGTTCGACATGCTGGGCGTCGAGGGCGTGAAGGACGCCAACGACTACATCCGCGAGGCTGGGGCGCAAAAGCTGCGTGAGGCGTTGGCGATGGCCAAGCCGGTCGCGCAGGTGCAGGCGGAGATCGCGCAGTCCGAGCGCAGCTACCCGACGCCATACGATCCCGTCGACCCGGCGAGCATACCGGCGCGGCGCTGGATCTACGGCCAGCACTACATCCGGTCAAACGTGTCCGTGCTGGCGTCAGCCGGGGGCGTGGGTAAGACGTCGATGCAGATCGTCGAGGCGCTGGCAATTTGCACCGGAAGGCCGCTGCTCGGTGAGGTCGTGCACGAGCCGTGCAACGTGTGGATCATCAACTTGGAAGATCCATACGAGGAGCTCCAGCGGCGTGTGGCCGCGGCGATGCTGCACTACAATGTCACGGCAGACGAGATCCGGGGCAAGCTGTTCCTCGATGCGGGCCGCGACATGAACATTATCTTCGCCAGGCAGGACCGCGACGGCATCACAGTCGACGACGCTCTGGTCGACTACCTGACGGCCAAGATCACCGAGAACAAGATCGGGCTGGTCAGCATCGACCCGTGGGTCGGGGCGACTGGCATCAACGAGAACGACAACGTCGCAATGAACGCAGCCGTCGGGGCTGTGCGATCCGTGTGCGACGAGACGGACTGTGCGGCGTCCCTCGTGCACCACATCCGCAAGGGTAACGGAGATGACGCCAACGTCGACAGCATCCGCGGCGCAGGCAGCCTACTCGGCGCAGCCCGTGCGGCGCGCGTCATAAACCGCGTGTCTATGGAGGACGCGATGAAGCTGGGCGTGTCGGAGACCGAGGCGTTGGGCATTTTTAAAGTGGAGGACGGAAAATCGAATATGGCTCCGCCGGCAGCGAAGGCAGTGTACCGGCGCATGGTCGGCGTAAAATTGCCAAACGGAGAATATGTCGGTGTGGCTGAGGCCTTTTCTATGCCCGATTTATTCGACGGGGTGAGCGCCAAGGACGCGATGAAGGTGCAGCGTGACGTCGGGCAGGCAGCGCAGCGCGGCGAGTTCATGCGCCAGAACCCGCAGGC